TCCTTTTTGCTGAATTTTAATATATCCATTATCATGATTAAGGGTAAAATCACTACTTGTTTTTTGACTAGTTCCCCTTATGCTTCCACCTAGAATTTCTTGCATTTTCTCAAGAACCTGTCTAGGGGTCATCATTTTTAGAACATCAAACCAACCCATAATTTTCACCTAATATTCCCATGCTGATTCAGTAGGGATTTGTCCTCCCCTAACAGAAATAAATTCCCTTCTGTTGTCAAAAGTTCCTCTTCTTTTTAATTCGGCAAGAATTGAATCTTTAGTATATGGTCCCATTCCATCGACATATGCACTAATTTTATTTTCGTCAGTCCAAAGAATTTCCGGATATTCTGTTTTCAGTGTATCTTCCCAACCCATATTTACAACCACTGAATAATAACCTTCTTAATATAAAATTCTCCATCTTTTTGCCCTATTTCAATATCAGCATCCGGCAAAATAACTGAACCCATTCGCACTCTATCTAATTCTTCAACTTCAATATTTTCTGTAGTTTCCAACTCTAAATTTTCTGCCAACAGTTTTTCTTCGCCTATTTCTTCAATATATGAAATATCAACAGATACCTTTTGCACTTGAGGAGCATTTAATTCTAAACCATCATCATAAACTTCTACGCTCATAGACCATTCTATCACTACAGAAGTCCAATCAATATCAATATCAGAATCTCTTCCCCTATCGCTATAGTCATAACTAACCATAGTATTATGCCTACCTCTATCCCTCGCATATACTCTTCTTTCAAAGGTATGGGTTTTTCTTGCACCCTTTAACACTTCATCTTTTAACAAACTTTTCCACATTTTTCTCACCAAAATTTTTCCGGAATTTTTTTTAATAGCCTTCAGTAATTCCATCTATTATATTTAGTAGACCTTCTTCGCCTACTTCTTTTCTTATAATATCGTGAATATCCCCAAAGAAACCATCAGTAAATTTACCTAAAGTTCTCATAGCCAAATCTAAAGCACCCATAGTATCGTTTTCTTCTAACATAGCCCTAATCTCATCTCGAATTTTGGAATAGTCAGTTCTTCCTTCTTCTTTTATTACATCCTTCCACATAATTCTCACCAATTTTTTCCCGTAATTTTTTTTCCATCAGTTACCTAAGAATCTTAAAACATCTTGGGTTGTTAATTTAATGTAATGCCTGTCAAAGAGCCTTATTACATCTTCAATATTTAATGCTCTAACAACCTTACCAATATTCAACATATTTTCTATATCTCTAGATAAATCGCTAAGAGCATTAACAATATCTTCCCCCGTAGCATCTGCTTTAGCAGACATCATATTCTCATCCTCGCCTTTTTTTATCTCATCTTTCCAACTCATAAAAATTCCCCAAAATTTTCCCGTAATTTGTTTGGCACTTGCTACTATTTTTTTTTACTATTTTTTCTATAACCAGAATAAAAAGTATCGTAATTGTAGTATGCTAAAGTAGTATTGTTTATAATAATTACTTTTGTTTCGCCTTTTTCTTGTATTGTAACTTCGCACATTTGTATGGTGGCAAAGTTTGAATAGGCGTTTTTTAATACTATATTTGCGTACTAGGAGGGCAAAGTAAATGTTTTTTTGCAGATTTTATATTAAAAACGCATAGTAAATAAAAAATACTAAAAAAAATAATTTAGAACAAAGCCATATGGTTGGGCTTTTGTAAACCCTGCCAAATAAAAAAGAAAGTGGTAGTAAATATGAAAAAATGTTATTGTTGTAACAGAGCAGAACCGCTTTTAAGAGAGGATGAATTTATTGAAGTGACTTTATTAATAGAAGACGATAAGAGTGATAATATATTAGATTGGGACGAGATAAAAATAGACTTATGCCCTTTATGTTATTCTCATTCAGATGAACTAGAAGTCGAAGGAGTACTTTTAAAAAACAAGGAGGAATAAACTATGAGAAAAATTACAAGAGAAGCATGTCGAGCATTTGAAAGTATTAATGGGACATTCAAAAAGAGCAATACGGAAGTGAGAAGAATAAATGATGTAAGTGCTGAAATGTATTTACATGGTAATTTGATAGCATACAGTAACGCTGATGGAATATACATTTCAAATGGTGGATGGTCTTCAAATACAACTAAAGAAAGATTAAACGGCTTAACAGGTGTCCACATTCAGCAAAGGGACTATGTATGGTATCTAAACGGTGAGGCTTGGAACGGGGAATGGATTAAGGTTGGTGAATAAAATGGACGAAATATTCCACAATACGAATTTATTAAGAGAAATAGCGGACGCTATAAAAGAACATCATGCTAAACTAACCCCCGAAATCTTAACAATATCAGATTTAGATAAGTTCAGAAATAAGGAAGAGTATGTATTCAACTTTAAAACGGCATTAGGTTTAGGTTTAGCCCATTGGGATGGTGTGAAAAATGAACAACGGTAGATACGACCCAGAAATAGCAAGAGAACTACTTCAACAGGAAGCAAAACTATTGAAAACTCTAAGAATAAACTCCCACTACCGGCCATCTATCGGCATAACTAAGCCGATTAAAAAGAAGGTTATTCACAAAAACCGACAAACGATTTTTACAGACACTAAAACAGAACTAAAACGAGAATATAATGTGGCGGGTGCTTAAATGGGTTGGAAAACAGCAAAAAGAATTTTCTCTAAAAGTAGACAAAAGAGAATTAAAGACCGATGGAAAAAGAACGACCCCTAGGGTCACTATACAACGCACGACCATATGGTAGGGCTTTCGTCTACCTTAAGATAAAAAAAAGTATCTAGGGTCAATTGATGAAAGATAAAACTTGGGAAGAAATGGACAGAAAGTTCAAACAAAGAATGGCCGAAAATGAGAAGAAATTGGCTAAACAGAGAAAAAAGGAAGCATATGAGAATTGGAAGAAAACCCGTCGCAATCTACCTAGATTCGATGACCGCCAAATAACCTTGGCAAATTACGGTTTCAATGTAGCAGTACAGTTCGCAAAAAGACTAGGTGACAGAAATGAGTAAAGATATAGAAGAAACATTAGGAAGACTTACGGAAGAGAGTAGGAAATTTTGGACAACACTTATTCAAAGTAGGAGAAATTTGACCTACCATAGAAATAGGTATCACGATACAATAGGCAAAATGGAACTTGAAGATGAAAAACTAAAGAAAGCCTTGGCTAGATACCATGAGAAAATGAAGAGGGAGATATATGGAAGAAATTCTTAATTATTGTGGATTCGATAATCCATCACAGTTATTGAGAAGCGCACTCACTCCCGAAGAAATTGACAGAATGTGGGAAGATATGGTTGATAGTCCCGACGACGCTAAAGATTTTGTAATGGAAGAAATAGAACGAATAGCGAAAGAGTTGTATGAGTGGGTTGACCATGATGCAATAATAGCAAGCGAGGAAGATAGGCAATATCAGAAATATAGGGATGGCGAGTAGATGGAAAACCTAGACGAATGTAAGAAAATAAAAGAAAGGTTAGAGGACTTAGAACGAAAAGCAGCAAACCTTTACATTGATAATACCGAATGGGAGTATATTATCGAAGCACTCGATGAAGACGAAAGAAAAGAGTATGATGATTTGTCGAGAATGTATGAAGAATTATGTGGTATTTAATGGGGAGAGGGGTATATTCCCCCTCCCCTAATATTTTTTTGCGGGGTAGACAAAGACCCTACCATATGGTTTAGTGTAACGGTGATTTGTGAGACCCTGCAAAAAATAAACCCCACCGACCCGTTAAGGCCGGTGAGATTTTTTGTAATTCTCAAGGAGTGTAAGGTGTCCTAGCCGGACAAATCACCTAACTTATTGGTCATCTCCTTCGTTTGTCTTTTCTACTTCTTTCAGAGTAATAGGATGTTTTCCATCCCATTCCCCATTGTCCCATTCTGATTTGAGTCTTCTCATATTTGGTGTTATAATGAATTCAGCGAATTCTTCCGCATTAAGCACTCTTCCATTTCTTCCTCTTAGTAGGTTAGTGTTTTCTCCTACCAATTGAAAGGATTCAATTAGGAATTTCCTAATAGGTGCGTATTGTTCTTCTGTTTCTGCATTTATCTTTGGTGGTAAAAATGTTGTTGATTGAGTAAATACACATTTGTTGTCTCCTAACATATTGTTTTGAGAACGAATTGTGTTCCACATCATATTCAATTCATCAGCATCTTCAATAGTTTTTGATGCTGTGATTGCTGATTGAATCATATCTCTCATTGTTTTTCGTATATCTGTCTTCTTCAAGTGAGCCTCTAAAAGCCCGATTCTGTCTCTAATTTTTTCTATTTCCATGTTATCATTTCCTGTTTTTTTGGTTGTTTGGTGTTTGTCGGCTAGGACATTCTACCCCAGACCGTTTTTTTTAAACGGGGTTTCTACAAAACACCGCTACGCTAAACCATATGGTTGGGCTTTCGTGAACCTCGACAAAAAAATAGGAACTCCGGAGCGTAAGGCAAGGTCGTTCACTTTCGGCCAGACTGTAGGGCGACACTAATCCGTTGCAGGGTTTATCCGGATTCCCCCTACTACTTTTTTGCATTTCCTACTTGCTGTAACTCGAAGTGCATTTCTATGTTACCAATACTCCTTCGTTCCCTTTCCCCCCATTTACGCTTACGGTCGCTCACCATGGATTGCAGTTAGGGGGTGGAATGTGAGTGAGGGAAAATGCTTCATAGATAAGAACGCTACTATACCAGTACGAGCCTTTTACATTTATTATATGGTAAACCCTCAAGAGTTTAACGGGAGAAAACCTTTACACCATCATGAACGACAGGATGCAGGGCGGTCAAGATGATTTTGGCCTCCAACGAGAACCGCCTTAGATTTTTTTATTTGCTCAAAACTCCCTATAAATATGTAGTTCACCCGTAGGACTCAAAACTACACCGAAACACGATTGGAAGGGAAGATGTACGATAAAACCCTTTGTTCAATGCTTCGTGGGTGACTACATTCTACCCTAGCGGTTTTCTTTTTTAGGGTATTACACGAAAGCCCCTAATACCTAAAACAAATATAATTCCTTTCGTCAAATAGTAGAGATATTTTGCCCCTAATATAATCATACTTTTCAAGCATGTAGTTTTAATTGCCTCTTATAGTATATAGGATATAATTAATTTGATAATATATAGTATAGTATATACAATTGACGGGGTCAGTCTCACTCAATCTCATTCAGTCTCATGGCTTGAGACATTAAATATGTAGAGCAGTGGCCTTTTTAGGGTGTTTCAGTCTCATGTCTCATATAGAAATAAGATAATAATATTTCTAAATAATGGTATATGTAGAGCAGTACCCCTTTTAGGTCTTTTTTTAGGTTATATCTATTTTGATATATACGCTTGAGACATGAGACATGAGATTGAAAGGGCGAAATGGGGC